CACAAGGGTACCGGACTCACGCACAGCAATGTGGCGATTCTTCCAGGCTAACTGTGTATGCCTGGGTTTTTCGTTTTCCTATCCAAAGGAGGACTGGATGTCGTATTTCTACACTGAGAATGTTGGCAGATCTACCCTATCTTCTCTTACTGAGAAGCTTGGGTCTTCTGTCTCCACCATTGCCGGGGATTCCCTGGTTAGTGGTAGCATTGAGACCGGTTTCAGAACCCGTGTCCCTCATGGCAACCTTGTAAAGGTTGTCCCTGACTCAACTGCAGATCCGTATTCGTGGTTTATGAGCAATGAAAAGCTCAAAGAAATCGCCGCAGCTCGCGACGGTTTTGACACCACGTCTCTCAAGCTCGATAAGGGTCACCCGTGGGATCTTCTGAAGTATGACTTCATTGGATCCGACTGGAATTACACCCAATTCGAGTCAGGTCAACCCGATCGGACTTACGTCCATTGTGTGCCTGACATTGGGAACTATAGTTCTACAATGTTTCCGAGTTTAATACTCGACAACTTGCAGAGCTTTGGAACCCTTGCTTACGGAAAATCGACACCACTGAGCGGTGAGTTTAATCTCGCACAGTTCTTAGGGGAGCTCCATGAGGGGCTCCCTGGTATCATTCCTGCTTCCATTAAGAAGCGGGCGAAGATACTCAAGAACGCTGGCGATGATTATCTCAACGTTGAATTCGGCTGGTTGCCGTTTGTCAACGATTTGCGTGGGCTGGCTAACGCCTTGGCCTCAGCAACGAATGGGATGTTTCAACCACTCGGTGCCACGCATCGCTCCTACGGAGTGCCGGAGGTAGCGACCTACGGGTCGACTAATCCTACGGCAACGAACGTCAGTGCTCGAGCTGGGAGGTTTGATATACCAATATCTTCAACCCCTCTGTTCAAGCATTTGCACGGCGGCAACATTCTTGTTGGCGCTCGCCTCACCGCCACTGCGACTACTTCTTTTATTGAGAAGCGCCGTATGTGGTTTGAAGGCGAATTCGTGTATGTTCCCAAGGCTGGATTTGATCCGTCGTCATTCATGGACCGTCTCTCGACGCTCATGAGTACCGACATCACTCCATCCGTTCTGTGGGAACTTACCCCGTGGTCCTGGTTGGTGGATTGGGGACTCCATATTGGATCCTCTCTCCAAGCTGCCGAGGCAGCTTCTTCCAACCGTATCTTGACTTCGTACGCGTATGCTATGGAAACCGTTGAGCGTACTCACGCTCTCCAGTTGACTAACATACGTCCCAGGTTTGCCGGCAGTTATGTCGGACCAAGCTCATATGCTTGTACCTGGACGACGACTTCACGTCGTCGTGTACGTGCCAATCCCTTTGGATTCGCCAGTAACCCTCTTGTGTCCCTTAACGGGACCCAGTTGGGAATTCTGGCAGCGCTCGGACTCACGAAGTCCTTGCGCTAAACCTTCACAGAACCGAACCAACCAACACCAATTCAGGAGAACCAGTGCTTGCTGATCCGCAGAGCGTTACCGTTTCCGGTACCGCGTCAACTCTGCCTCGTCTCGAAGAGCGTTCTGATACGAACGTCTATTCGGACCGGACGAACGGCGTGGACTTCTATGTGACCCAGAAGGTCGATAAGAAGAATACCATGCGTGCGTCCGTCTCTCTCGTTAAGTCGGTCATCGTGACCGACTCGATTACGGGCCTTAAATCTAAGGTCCCGTACTCGGTCAACATCAACACCGTGCAGCCCCTTGGGGTCCTGCAGTCGGATGTGGAGGCTCTTTACGATGCCATCACAACCGCACTCGGTGCGTCGACGAAGGCTCTTCTGAAGAAGATCCTTAACGGAGAGCGTTGAGTGCTATCGAGGCGCTTGCAATCGTTGGAGTGTGCATCCTGACTTGCGTCAGTCTGTCCGCTTTTGCGTTTGCTGCGTCTCGTAGCAGATCGGTTTAGTTACTGGCTGGAAGTCCACCGCCCCTGAAAGGACGGGAACTTGAAAAGCCTGGTAACTCTCCAGCTGGCAACCCTGCATGATGCAGGGTTACTAATCGCCACTGCTGTGGATCGGGATGAGCAAACCATACTCTCCCGGTTGGAACACGAAGGTGAATCGTTCCTCACGATCACCCTGCCATCCTTCGCGAAGGCCCTTGAGAAAGGTCTTCGTGATGGGCTCTGGCCGCGTCATGATGCGTCTTCTTTTAGACACATCAGAGGGCTCCCCGCTTTTATGCGAGGTTTCCTCACGCGTGTGTTCTCTGATGATGGTACTATATTGGATCAGCCAGATGTAAATTCCATCTGGGCTGTCCGGCAAGTCTGTGGACTTACCGGAAAGCTCGACAGGCTGTGCACTCCCGAAAGGGAGCGCGCAGCCATGATCGGGTTTATCCAGACCGACCGCGAATTAGGAGCCCATTTTGATGACGGTATTTCCGCCGATCTCTGGGAGGCATTTGAAAGACATGCCTTTGTCCTATTCGGGGAGATTTTCAATACTGCAGAGACTAGCGTCTCACACTTTGAACTTCTCCCGTCCCATGGACCCGGCGCTGTTGCTGATCGACTTGATCACGCAGCTCGCTGGGACTTTGGTTACTGGCCGCAACGTCTCGAGGATACTTTCCCTCGTTGGCGTTACACCAGAAACCTCCCGTACTGGGACTCCATGGAACCGGTGCCCACTGAGGATGAGATACCCGTGCGGGTTGTCTCTGTTCCGAAAACTCAGGCTAAACCCCGAATCATCGCAATTGAGCCTTCTGCTATGCAGTATGCACAGCAGGGTCTCAAGGAGCTTCTTTACCGTGAGGTGGAGAAGTCTCATCTTCGCGAGATTCTTGGTTTTACAGATCAGACTCGGAATCAGAGAATGGCGCATTCTGCGTCAATCTCCGGTTCCTTTGCTACACTCGATCTGAGTGAAGC